AGCATCAACTTCAGATTCTTTAAACCATTTAAAAATGTTTGCAGTATTTGCAGCAAGAGAAGTAAAACTATCTGAGTCAGCATAACTCTTACATTCAATAGAATGTAAGAAAGTTAAACCGGCTTTTCTTTCATTGATTGGTACAACGTCAGCGGTGAATATCTTCATAGCTTCAGCACCAAACATATCACCAAACTTTTCAAAGTTCTTACCACCAACTCGTGCACCAGAACCTGGACTACGAATGAAATTCAATGGTGCTAATGCAGCTGATAGCTTTTTAGCAACTTGTCCTTCAAATGAGTTACCTTTGGCTTTACCGCCACCGGGTCTCATTTTACGTTTTTTAGGGGAAACTGAATCCATGTCAGCATCGCTAATGGTAGATTTTTTAGTCATATTTTATAGGGAGTAGTTAAAAAGGAATTACCTTTTATTTATACTATTCCGGGTCCCATACTTTAAACCATGATGTTAAGGGCTTAGTATGATATAAAACAGTTCGTGAAAGGATGACCAATCTGAGTTGACATTTGCCCTTTTTGACCTCAAATGTCTTATGACAAACATATTTCTGTTTAACTTTAAATGGGAAATTGATGCAAATATACCAACCATTAAGGAATTCTGATTTATACTTATCTAACTGGATATTGTCACCATACACAATAAATGCATCTTTACTGAAAGGTTTTCCTTCTAGTCTATCTTGTTCTAATATTAATTTCATGGGTTGGATAAGGTATAGATACACAAGTTTCTGGCCTGTGTAAGTCGGGTTAAACATTCAAATAATATGCCAGGAGTAACTAAATTGCCACTAGTCATATGACAAAGCTGTAAAATAGATGATTCAATTTCATTAATTGTTTTCTGATCAGGAATCACCGCTTTAAAATGAGTCTCAATAAAATATATTGGATCATGTATTAAACTAGCTTGTTGAGATAGGGTTAACTTTGGTGGTGGTATATTATTGTATGTCATTCAGCATCATCTTCCGGGATAACATTAACACCAAGCAAATTGATATCAGTAATTTCTTTTGTACCATTATCTCGCATGTGTACATTACCTGTAGAATAAGAGCGATAAGAAACTGGAACATGACCATTTATTAAGGTTTCTAATATATGTCCCTGATGTGTATCAGCAACTTTAATTGTACCAATCATGTTACCTCCTTCTAGTTTCAAATCAGAAACAGTAAAGGCTACATCTTTTTGATCTATAGTACAACCAATTGAACAACCAATAATTCCAGGCAATGGCTGGTTCTTAGCCTTCCATTCATCAATCGCTTTTTGTAAAGCTTCTGATGAGTAACAATTGCCATTCCGTGTTGGTACATCAGCTTTTAATATATCAACCTTAAATTCTTCCATCTCAGTCTCCTAAAATTCGGGAAAAGCCCGATTCCTTTCTAACTACGACCGTTTTATCAAATCGGCCGACAGCCTCAGGACGATGTGAAATAATCCACATACTCAAATTATCTTCCCGAGTCTTACCCTTCAACAACTTAAATATGTTATTAACACCTAATGAATCCAAACCACCATCAATCTCATCAACAAACAAACAGTTCACATGAGAATGTAAATGATGCAATACATCCCTAAATGATAATGACAATGAAAGATTAACACGTTTCTTTTCACCACTGGAAAGGTTACCGAAATCCAATTCACGACCATACTGTACCACAGTACAGCTCATATCATCATCAAACTTAATAACATGAGGTAAACCCAATTCTCTGGTGTAATAAAATAAACGCTTATTCAAGAATGGAATTGTACGGCTAATAATTGTACGACGGATAAATGAATTCTTATCAGTTAACAGTTTCAATAGGAATTGCTGATGTTCTATCAGTTTCTTCAATCTATCAAGTTCTGTATAATCAACTATATTTATAGGACTTTTCAACAGTTCTTCATGGGCTTCAATATGAGGATTAACAAGAACTGGTTGGTTTTTAAGCTGTTCAAGCACCTCAATATATGGATTAACTGGAATAGGCTGATTTTTAAGTTGTTCAAATACCTCAGTATATGGATTACTTGAATCCTTTAACTCTTTTATTTTGTTTTCAGCAATAACAGCATTAGATTCAGCTTTAAGAACTTCTTCAAGACTGCCAAATTTCATTACTTCTAATGCTGATTTCTTATCATTCAATAATGTTGCTAGTTCTGCATTTCTAATATTAATTTCATGAATCCATGTATTAACACTTGTTTCTTTATCATGAATAGATTCTTTTAATCCACTTATTTTCTTAGCAGCACCTTCAAATTTCTGTAAACAGTATGGACACTTTTCATCTACTAAATGCGATAATTCTTTAGTCAGTTTTTTAATATCTGTTTCTAAAATCAAATTATCTTTTTTTAATCCATTAATCTCATTAGTGAGTCTGGTTTCTTCTGTTTTAATTCCATTAACTAATACATGAAGTTCCTTTTCTACTTCACTATCAAATGTGGAAATTAAATCATAATCTTTTTGCAATTTAACAAGTTGGGATTGTTTTTCAGTATCCCATTTGGTGATACGATCTTCTGCTTCCTTAAGCTGTTTAACCGTTTGTTTTTCTGTATCAGTATCCCATTTTTCAATACGATCTTTTGCTTCTTGAAGCTGATTAGCATATTGATTTACTGTATCATTATCCCATTTAGTAACACGCTCCTCGGCATTTTTAACTTGCTTCTGGAATAAAGCTGATTGAGATTCCTGCTCTTTGATAACAGCTTCTTGAATAGCCGCATTACTTTCAGTTGCTTTGATAATAGCTTTCAACTTGATTGCCTTCTCAGACAACAAAGTGATATTAAACAATTCTTCAATCTGTGCACGTTGTTGAGCAACTGGCATCAACAAGAATGGGGTTGAGTCACCGGAGAATACAATGATCTTAGTAAACAGTTCATAACTGATACCAATAACTTCAAGGATTAACTTATTGGTTTCTGCAGCACTTGCACAAGTAATATCTTCACCATTCTTAGTGAATGTGATTTCAGTTGATTCACCACGACTGCGATATATCTCATATGTGTCAATACCCTTATCAAAGAATAAGCGTACTTCCAACATGGTTTTCTTCAGATTATTGGTTGCATTAATCAATCGCTGAAGCGATATCTGGCTTAATGGTTTATCATAAACCGCATAGACCAATGTATTAAGAATGGTGGTTTTACCGGAACCATTAGCACCATCATTATCAAGATTCTCGCCTTGAAGATGGGTAGTACCAGGATCACTTAAATCGATGACTGTGGTTTGATTACCAAAGGATAATACATTGCGGATATGTAGTTCTTTAAAACGAATTGGAATACTCATAGGAAATAGATTAACTTTGCATTAGTACGGCTGAAATTTATACAGGGAATGAGTGTTTCACGCATCTCATCAAAGGCTTGTGGACTGAATTGTTTTGAAATAATAAGGTGGTCAACTGTTTTACCACGACCACCATGGGGACGGCTTATTAGAAAAATACGATTACCATTTTCAAATTCAATTACATCCTTAGTAAATCTTTTAATTGGGATTCGATATAATTCGGGAATGCTATAAAAAATATCCCTTAACTGATATAAGATATAATCTTTTAAATTGGCATTAGAAGAAGGAGTGGCAATGATAACATTTTTATTACTTTGATATAAACAAACCCATAAAGTAAACAACAAAACATCATCAACATCAGCACCATCTATCAGCTTATCTTCAAAGGTATTACTAAGATCCCTTCCACCATACATAGTTGAAAAGACTTCAAACTTTGTATGACTTTGTAGTTCAATAATTTGTTGTAAAGTATAGGTCATGTGAAATATATTGCCCTTCCATTTTTTGGATCCATTGTTAACAAAAGCAATGCCAACTGATTCTTGTATCGTTCTAACTCATCAATAATACCCATTGAACAAGCAATCACATTATGCTTTACATTAGCAAATGAATGCATGGTATTGATACCAACAAAACTGAAATTGCATTTGTTGTATAACTCGATATTAGCAATTGGATGTGGGTTGTATTGAAAGGGAATACTATTCATGGTTGTTAAGATACCAGATAGTTCAACCGCTTTATCATAAGCAACTATGCCCTCTTTATAGATGACAAGATACTTTTTATTTGGACTGTTTTGACCAATCCGAATCATTTTATCAAAGAGATAGATTTCTTTCATAGTGTTTCATAGATTTCTACAAGAATATCAGGTTCGATAGTTACAGTACGAGTTACACCAGTTTTTAACATAGTAATGACTGCATCATTTAATAAACTTAAATCAAGATCATCAATGGTTTCATCACCATTAATTGAGTTCTTTTTCTCTTCAGAATTTTCTTCCAGTGAGAACTCACGGAATGTACCAGCCTTCAGCATTTCATCCTTAAAGGACTGGGCATCTGAATAGCTAATATCTGTGTCAATAATACATTGTACCCGACATTTAGGTGGGAATGTTAAGGTTGGATCATTCAACACATCTGAAAGTTTTACCTTACGGAATGTTGGACAGCCTTCCCAATTAATAAAATCCACATCTTCTGTTCTGGTATCTAATATTGACATACCACGATTTTCATCCCAAGCATCACCGAAGTTAGTTGGAAAGGTATTACCAATATAGATTACATTATCATTAGCTTGACGTTTGTGATAGTGACCAGAGAAGATATAAGTTGGGCCTTTAAAGACTTTATGATCTGGACCATGTTCCATCATTCTATCGGAACCGGTTACTACAAAGTTCTTGAATTCAAAGTGACCGAATACATATTTAGGCTTATGCTTTTTAATAATAGCTGCAGCATTACCATATTCTGCATCAAATAAGTATGGGAAGAATATACACTTTTCATTATCAATGTGGTCATTAAGTGGTTCGTCCACTAATCGAACATTTAAGAATTGAGTGTAATGATAAGTAGAGAATTGGTACCGGTCATTGCGATGATAAAGATCATGATTACCAACCAGAAAATAGATTGGTAAGCCGAGTTTATTTAATTTATCTAAGGCATCATAGGAAGCATTTAATGTAGCTACATTAATTGCATTCCTATTTTCAAACCAGTCACCCATGAAAACAATAGTATCACATTTATTCTTCTTGACCTGAGACATAAACCAGTCTACATATTCCGTGCAGTCTTGGTTATGTTGATCACTATTATTACGACATCCCCAATGGATGTCGGTAAACATTGCTATTTTCATTATTAACCTTGAACTTTATTCATTGTCCATCACGGAAATCACCACGAGGATCATATTGACCTTCGGTACCAAATCCATCATTATTACCATGGATATCATTAATCATGAATTCTAAATCCTGTGCAAATTCTTTTGCAAAGTTATTATCTTCATTGGATAATTTAATAAGACGAGTCAATACTAATTCAATATTTTTTTGAATTTTTGTTTGCTTCATTACTTTTCCTTTTTGGCTTTTGGCATTTTCAAAATTTTAAGTTCTTTAACAACTTTAGGAGCTTTGACAGGTTTCTCTTTTTTAACTTTAGGAACCTTTAGCTTTACTACTTTTTCTTTCTTAACCTTAACAGGTTTCTCCACTGCAACTTCACCTTCGGGCTTTGGTTTACGCTGGAACATAATCCGTTTAGGAGGTGGAGCTTTAACTGGTAATGCGGCGACTTCATCAACCTTACCAACAGCACCTTCTCGGATTGAAATAGCACCAGTTTCTGGGTCTATAATTATATCTTCTGCTTTGTATGTGGTAATAGAGCTTGGTGATTTCCCCCGATTCCGTACTCGATCTTCAAATGGAGTAACTGGACATTGTGTTGGTGCTTTAGGAACATCGACAAGAACACCATCAACTAAGACTTTCTGTTGAAGTAGTTCTTCATCTTCGGCTTCTAAAAGGAACTGATTATATACTTCTACATGCTCATCTGATTCTTTAATTTCAAAATGAGATTCATCTTTTTCACCTTGTAAGAAATTGTATGATGGATTTGATCCAGCATCAATTAATAACATATCTCTAATATTTCGGTGTTTTTTCTCATCAGCAATACATTGTAAGAACGTATTGTGAATAGCAGATGTGTAGTATGAGAAGGGATTTGGTTTATCACTTCTATCAAGATCAAAGTTTAAAGCGTTTTTACATAGATTTTCAACTGCAGTCGAAACCATATCAGCTCTAAAGGTATAATTTACAAAGTTACCTTTACGTGAATAGCGCTCTGCAATCATCCATATCATGGCGATAAGTTCACTTGTCACTTCATTCAGTTCTTTGGCTTTGATAACTTCTGGTAATAATACACCATTCGTTACGTAATGCCCAACTTCACTTGTGGATTTCTCTCTTTTTACTCGTTTTGCTTTAGTTTGAATCAAAATCTGCTTCCCCTTTGTTTAATGCTACAATAAGGGATTAGTTGTATTATAACACGATTTTCAAAAGAAGGGAAACTAATAAATAAAAGAACGATATATCCAGGATAAAATATGCAAGAATTTACTACCCTTTTCGAAGCAGCTTTGAGCCCAGAAGCAACCAAAAAAGTTGCTGTCTTTGTGGGTAGATTTCAACCACCAACCCAAGGCCATTACACTGTCATCGACTTCATCAAGAAATTCATCCGTGATCATAAAAACCTTGGACTAGAAGCTAATCCTGTTATCGTCATTATTGATAATGATAAGTCAAACCAAGACAAATCCCGTAACCCTTTATCTGTTGCCGATAGGGAAACATTTATGAAGGCATCTGGTAAAGCTAATGGTTGTGTATTCTTTGATGCACACAATGCATTTGCTGCTTTTGCTGACCTACGAGACAAAGGATATGAACCAATTGCGATCGCGGCCGGTTCAGATAATGTTGACAATTATATACATATTTTAGACCAGTACTTTAAGACTGATGATGATAAGGATATCAAGCATTATAAAATTCAGTTAGGTCGTACTGGCAATTCAATAGAATCCAATAAAGAAGAAAAAATCAAAGGATTGGATTATGCACTCACCCACCTGGAAGATACTGGCGATATTAAAGTTAGTAACATTTCGGCATCATTAGCACGCTTTGCTGTTAAGAAAGATAAACTTGAACTATTTGCTAAGATCGTTGGGTTAGAAAATAAATTACCTTTAGCTAAGACTATGTTCAATAAAATAGCTAAAACTGTTAAGGAATAACTATGGCTACACTTTCCCAATTACAAGATAATGTAAATGCATATACTGAAAATGTAACTCAAGCAACTAATACATTACAAGTAGCTCAAACTAATCTTAATACTATTGTTGCTGATCCTAATAGTACAATAGCACAGAAAAGTACTGCACAAATAGCTGTTGGTGATGCTCAAACTGAATTAAATGATAATCAACATAATTTGAATATTGCTCAAGGGGAATTAGATGCTGCACAAGCCTCTAGTAATCAACCATTACCTGTTCAAACAACTGCACCACAATCTATCATCTCAGATAACTCAATCCCTACCCCTGCCCTCAAAGCTGCTGAAGGTAGAGATAAACAAGCTGAAACTGGTAATGGTGCCATCTTTACTAATTCTGATGCTAACTCAACTAATATAGTTAATACACAAACAGGTACAGTTTCTGTTGTTGATACGACAACTGGAGTAGTTGTTGGTTCTGCTGGTACAACTCCAACTGGTACTCAGCCTGCTAATACAGTTCCTGTTTCATCTGTTCCATTATCAACCAATGAACGTAAAGTTATCATTACTGGTAACCCAACTACTGGTGGTGGTGATGTTGTTATCTTTGATGCAATGCCTCAGATTCAAGAACAAGGATCAGCAAATTATGAAAGCTTTACACCTATACAACATCCAGGTGAAATCTTAAAATACAAAGGATCATCAGCGAGAAGTTGGAATATCACCGCACATTTTATTTCCAGAACATCAGCTGAAGCTACTCGTAATATCTATATGCTTAATTTAATCAGAAGTTGGCGTATGCCATACTATGGACAAGGTACAGCTACTAATCCAGCAACACAACAATTTTTGGGTGCCCCTCCTCCAATCCTTACCTTAAGTGCATACGGAGATTCAATGGTAGGACCTGTTAAGTGTGTTCTTGAAAACTATGGTACTGACTTTCCAAATGATGTTGATTATATACCAGCGATTGATGGTACACCATTTCCGGTTATTATGAATATAACAGTAACCCTAAAAGAATCATGGTCTCCTGCAGAATATAGTGGATTCGATTTACAATCATATCGCCTCGGAGATATGAAAGCGGCTTTTACAAAGAGAGCTCCATCACCACAGTTATTATCTAATCAGACACCTGCTCAAACAGCAATGACTTTACCGACTTTTTCAGCTGCAGAACCTGTTAACTTAAATCAATTCCAGGTTAATGCAGCAGGACCTATTACTATGCCTACTAGTTTAGCTGCTAAACAATCATTTGGCCAGGGTGATACTCAGTTACTAAATTCCAAAGCAATACAAAATTCATTAGCTGATGTTAGTTCATATGGTTCTAGTGCTCCTGAACCATCATTAACTGATCAACTTGGACCGTTACAAGGACCTTAATTATGACAACTACAACTCCAATTGGAACAAACCTTTCCACTAATAATACCAATAGTCTATACAATAAATACTCTCGCTATGAACGTGGCGGTTTATCTGAACAAGCTAATGGATTTATTGAATGGTGGGAACGTACTGTATTCCCTAAAGATGCTACTGATATCACTTATGCAGTAGAAAACTTCTATGCTCAACGCCTTGATCTTATTGCTAGTGTCTTTTATGATGAACCAAGATGGTGGTGGATCATTGCTCAATACAATAATATTTTAGATCCATTTACAGAAATAACTGCCGGCCGTGTTTTATTAATACCAACCAAAGCCAGACTCAATTTAATGTTGCCTACTAATCAAGGCGGTACAGGTTCTACAAGAGAATCAGTTAATCTTATATCTCCTATTATATCATAATGACTCAAACCAATACAAATTATCCTAATCCTTTAGATAACTTTAGATCATATTCCTATCAATTTGTTATGACAGTTGCTGGAACTACTGAAGCTTTCAGGAAAATGGTAGGCGGTGGTGGCGCAGCTGGTTCAACTCAACCTGCTCCATTACTCCAAGCAGTCAACACTTCTAAAATTGGTGATCAAATCAACATTGAAGGTGAACGTGCCTACCTTCTTGTAGATACTCGCCGATTTTCACAGTTCTCTATTACTAATATGTCTCTTGGACATATCTATGGTACTGGTAATCCCAACAACCCATCGATGCCATCCACAACCCATACAATGACTCTGATTGATACAACTGGTCTCTCATTCATTAATATGCTTATGGATATCATGAGAAACAAATTGCAGTCATCCAAGTCTTCTATATTCTTTTTACTGGCAGTTCTTTTCATTGGTCATGATGATGATGGTAATACTGAAACTATCTCCACCACTTATATTCCATTCAGTATCATGAAACTCGGTATGAAATTTGATAGCTCTGGTGCTATCTTTGATATGGAATTTATTGAACTTCAAGGTGGTAACTTTAGTCAAGGATCAGGTACTCATAATAACTACCTTGGTACTATTAACTCTGTGACAACACAAGGTCGTGCCAATACTCTTGGTGGACTTATTAGTTCCCTTGAACAACAATTAAATGTTAACTCATTTGATATGTTTCAAAAATATAATAATGCTGTTCAAGCAGCTGGTGCTACTAATACCAATCCTACTTCAAACAGATTTGGTAAACTTGTACAGTATATGATTACTCTTCCGGATGGTTGGAGTGATTTTGAATTATCTGCTGCTGCTCAATCTGCTAATCTTGAGAAGACATTCCTTGCAAATGGAGCAACACAAAAAGTTGCTGATGATCAACTAGCTGCGGCTCAAGTAGCTTTATTTAATCTTACCCAAGGTCAAGGTTCTGCTAATGCAACTCCTGCTGATATTGCTGCAGCTAAAGCTGCTGTAACCTCTGCTTTGAATGCACAAAATAAAACTGCTGCTTCTAATACTGCTGCATATAAAGCCTCACAAGAAAACTTAAGACCATTACAACAACAGACTAAGAATAATATTCCTTATAGCCAAATGTCATTCTCATCTAATACAGAAATCACCGATGCGATCCGTGATATCTTGGAATGCTGTGAAGCTGTATTAAATTTAGCTAGTGAAGATAAACGCAAAGCTGGAACTGCTGTACTCTGGAAAGTGGTTCCTAATATTACTTGTGATGATATTTCATTCACTTTACACTTTGATGTATTTGCTTATCCTATTGAAAAGCCGGTTTCTAATACAACCTCAACTCTTTCTGCTGGTTCAACTAATACCCAAATCATTGGTGGTCCTGCTGGAACTATTAGAAATCTATTAACTTATGACTACTTATTCTCCGGATTCAATAGCCATATCAAAGATTTAAATATTAACTTCGATCCAACTGCTGGTGCCTTAATCATTGATACTAATGTCAGCCTTGGTAAACCACGTATGGCTATCCTATCTGCTGCAGGTCAAACCACTCAAGCAGTTAATGGTGCATCTGATGGACAAAAGAGTACCACCAAGTCAGCACCTGATGTTAGAGCTTCTGATCCAATCTTTTTCCCTATCCGTACCACTGACCAACAAACAAATGGTTCTGGTATGAATCTTGATGACTTACCAACAACTAATGCAGTTAAGGTTGCACAAGCCAAAGCAGAATATCAACAGACTCTTGCAACAGTTCACTTCATGAGTTCTATGGCTTTAGAAATGACAGTTCGTGGTAATCCTAATATCATTAAAAAGTTTGCTGATGCTTCTCAAAAGGGTGGACTGGCACCACATACTGTATTTGTTACTGGTCAAGAACTAAGTGCCATTCCATTAAACATTACCGTTAGTAATGCACAACAAGATTACTTAAACCTAGAAGCTAAAGTACAAGGTGCTAAAGCAAAATATATCAAGGATTATATTACCCCTAAAGTAGATTCTGTTCAGAAAGCTTTAGCTACTAGTGGTGGTGCCAAAGATGCTTTACTAAATGGATTAGATCCAATCTGTACCCCACTTTATGCACAGATAAATATCTATGCACCAAATATTGATTACTCAACTGCTGATTTTAAAGATGGTGAGAATTTATTTACCAATGAATTCTTTTATCAAGGTCCATACTTTATTTCATCTATTGTAACCAACTTTGTTAATGGTGAATTTACCCACACATTTAGTATGATTCCATTCAATACTGATGATTCATACTCCGCTAATACAAGTACTACACCAACAGCTAAAAAACCATGACAACTATCACCGATCGTTTCCCAACCTTTAATCCATTTATCATGGATGGTACCGTTGTATCCACTGCCGACCCAGATCAAATGGGACGTGTCCGTGTATGGGTTCCCGCTCTCGATGGTGATGACTTTGTTATCGAACAACTCGCTTGGGCCGAATATGTTTCCCCTCTCATGGGATTCACGGTCGACTATCAAGCAGGTGAAGGTAATGCACAAAATACTTCCCAAGCTGCCTATGGCTTCTGGGCAATACCTAAAGTTGGATCAGAAGTAATGATCTTCTGTAAAAATGGTGATCCTCGTAAACGTTGCTACTTCGCTGCCTCTATGGGACTTCATACCAACCGCTCACTTCCTGCTGGCCGTAATGTAGATACTCTCGGTAACCAAGGACCATTCGGTGACTCAGGTGATGGTACTGGTAAACTCAACCCAATCCAACCAGCTTATAACAATCTCCGTACCCAATTCGAAAATAAGATCACTGCCTCTGAAGCACAAACTCGTGGCGCCTATGAACGCCAAGCTGCACAACCCGGTGAAAATAAAGATGGCTCTGAAGGTTATTCCACATCACCAGCTGATGCAACCTACTTAGATCCACAAACTTACTGTCTTGTTACTCCTGGTCGTAATGCAATCATCCTTCAAGATGATCCAGCTCATGCCCGCTTACGTTTCAAGACTGCTGAAGGTCATCAGATCATCCTCGATGATGCCAATGAACGTATCTATATATCCACCTCGCAAGGTGCCTCCTGGATTGAAATGGACCAAGACGGCCATATCAATATCTATGGTACAGATTCAGTCTCACTCCGCTCTGGTAAAGATATCAACTTCTATGCTGATGGTAATATCAACTTTGAAGCCAAAGGTGGTATCAATATGATTGCCGTTAATAATGATGTCAGAATTACAGCTGGTAGTCATTTCCAAGTTCAGGCCACAAAGAATATAGTACAGACTGCATGTGGATTATTTGATGTGGATGCCGAGTCTGGTATGCATTTATCTGCCACTGGTAATATTGATATGAAAGCCACTAATGCACTTAATGCAACTGGTATTGCTTCGATCGATATGAGAACTGGTGGTGACCTTAAAGCTACTGGTTCTAAAGGTGTTGATATCCTTGGTGGTCCAGTTAAAATTGGTGGACTTACTGTGGATATTGGTGCAACTGCCGGTAATGTTACTATCTCTGGTAATAGTGTCAGTATTGATGGTCCTCCTGCAATGCCTCCTACTTCAGCCCAAACTGCTGCCGGTGCTTCTTGTGCAGATCAAGCAACTGGACCAGCTATTGTTCCTGGACATGAGCCTTGGACTAGACCTACATCAACCACCAAGCGTGGTCAGTACTGGAAACCATGATTTTTGTTATCAAGTGTTTCCAATAAATATAATACTTGATAACTATTTTGATTGATTATGGCTTCTAACTACATTGGATTCTCTACAGCACAATGGGGTAAAACTAAATCGTTTACCTTAACAGGTATCGACATCGTTAAACAAGACCTGCTTAACCATATTTGGACAATCCAAGGTACCAGACTTATGATGCCAGCTTTTGGTACTCGTATTCCTATTCTTACCTTTGAACCAAATGATCCAATCACTATCAATATCATCAAAGAAGATTTAACCACTGTATTCAATTACGATCCACGTGTTAATCTCATTGCTCTCAATGTAATGAGCATTCCTGCCAATAATACAATTATTGCTGCCGCTGATCTATTCTATGTTGAATATGGTATCACCCAATTATTTCAAATTGAAATTCCGTCCCAATAATTAACCTACTATAAACTATGACAATTATTAACAAATACGCAGCTGAAAGTTGGGATAAGGTTTATACCGCATTCACTCAAATCAATTTCACTTCTTTCGACTACGATACTGTCAAAGAATCACTAATCCAATACCTGCAAATCTACTACGCTGAATCATATAACGATATGATCGAATCGTCAGAATTAATTGCTATTCTAGAAATGTTTGCATATGCTGCTGAATTGATAACCTATCGTGTTGACATAGCTTCGCATGAGAACTTTATTACTACTGCCCAACGTAAGCAGTCTATTCTTCGTCTCGCTAAGTTAATTTCATATTCGGCTTCCCGTAATATCCCAGCTCGTGGTTTGGTTAAACTTAATACCGTTCGTACCGATCAAACTGTTTATGACTCCCTTGGTAATAACTTAGCCAATGTCACCATCACCTGGAATGATCCATCTAATTCTAATTGGAAAGAACAATTCTTCTTGGTAATGAACCTGTCTCTTACCACCACCTTCGGCCAACCATCTAAATCATTCCAAGTTGCTGATGTACTCATGCAACAGTATACTTTTAACAATAACTTAGCTGCCTTTAATAATGGTGTCTTTGCCTTCAATGCATCTACTACTACCCAGTCTGTGCAGATGGAAGCTGTCCCTATTGATATCGATGCTAATGGTCCATTTGAACGTTCACCTGACTTAAATGCACAATTCAATATTGTCTATGCTTCTGATGGCCGCGGTGACGGCTCTGATTATACTGGCTTCCTTCTTTTCGTTAAACAAGGTTCCTTACTTCAAACCAATTATGTTATCCCAGAACCTACTGCTAATCGCCGTATTGAACTTGATGCCATCAATATCAATAACACAGACGTCTGGCTTTATGGTGTAGATAATACTGGTACCATTACAGAAAACTGGCTTCCTGTCAATACACTTAATGACCAAACCCTTGCATTTAATAACAATACTACAACCAGAAAACAATACTCTATTGATACCCTAGAGAATGACCGTATTGCTATTAACTTCGGTGATGGTAACTTCAGCGATGCCCCAGTCGGTGCCTACCAAATCTGGACCCGTGTTTCTGCTAACCAAGATATTACCGTACAGAAACAACAGATTGTTAACCAGAAAATGTCTTTCACATACTTGGATAATACCAATGTGTCCCATGTGTTTAACATGACATTCTCTCTTACTTCATCACTTCAAAACAACTCTGCTTCTGAAACTATTGAACACGTTCGTCAATCTGCTCCATCCACCTATTACGCCCAAGATCGTATGGTTAATGGCCAAGATTACAATACCTATATGCTTAAGGATTCTACTATCCTTAAACTCAATACTATCAACCGTACCTTCGCCGGTCAACCAAAATACATAGAATGGAATGATGCCTCTGGTGCCTACCAAAACATCAAACTATTCGGTGATGACCTCACCATGAACCTATCCACTTCAGTTGATATGGTTTTGACAACTACTAGTTCCCAAAGTATTATTGATTCTTATATAGAACCATTACTACAGACTAATGCTTTACTTAATACTTTAACCCATCAAATTGCAAGTGCGGCCGATAGTTATGGTATCATTTCCTATCCTCGACGTGTTTTCATCGAAGATAACCAAAAGGTCTACTTTGATATCAATGGTAACCCAGTCAATCCTTACGGTAGACAATTACCTTCACCCGCTCAAATAGCTGCTAATGCTGCATCTCCTGCACCATTACCATTATCCCAGATTGGTACCCCTTTACATACTGGTGATGGTTCCCTATTAGAAAAGACTGTTATCCAAGGTGCACTTGATAATCATTGGTATGGTTCACCTACCTCTACTGTTACTATTAATGGTACTATCTCAGGTGTTATTCCTGATCCTGTTGCCGATCCAAGTTCTGATAGCAATATCTATGCACCTAATATGCCAAGAACTATTGATGGTGTCAATCTATATCCACCTGGTGATACTGGTTCTGGTTTCCAAAATATTAACCTTCAACAGTATTTCGGGTTGAAATATAACCGATTCCTACAGGCATTTGGTACTGGTGATATTGCCCTTTATAACGTGAATGACTTCGTGCTATTAACCCCACCACAATTACCACCAACCCAGAACTGGGGATATGGTGATGGTGCACCCAATAGCATTACTAATTCAAATGGTACCCTTGATAGTTCTCATAATCCTGTACCTTGTCCATGTAATGGATTGAATGCCTATAACTATAAAATGGAAGTCCTTACAATTGAAATGACTTCTGATAGTACTACCTTTGCTATTACCAGTAATATCCGTGGTACTTTGCCTAGCTATAGCCTTACTAAAGCCGCTTCTGTTACCAATCCACAACCACGCTGGTCACAACAATCTCCTACTGCAGTTCCTTGCGATTTCATTATTTCAAATGGTACTACTCAGTATAAGGCAGGTGATGCATTTGTCATCAATATTACGTTCCAAAATGGCCAATGGGGTTCCGTTGTTCGCTCATTCGGCACAAATAATGCACATAAAGCTAACCTTTCAGGATGGTGGGAATTAATCCCAGAAACGGTCATTAATGGATCTACTGCTGAAGGTGGCTTAAACCTATTCACTCAAGGCGCTTCTGACGGTCCTAACTCAGTTCAAGCCATGACATTTGACCAAGGTTCAGCCGGATCATCATGGATATTCTTAGTCGCTTCAACTCTTTCCACCTCTGGAACAGTTGCTAGCTGGTCTATCTATAACCGTGATATGAAGATCATTGCATCCAGTCCTACTACTAAGTTCTGGTTCAATACCGCTTCACAAATCCTTGACCCACAAACCCTAAAACCTCTTTATGACAAGATTCGTATCCTTCGCTCTAACCTCGACGAACTCGGTATGCCTCTTAAACAAGCTGATATCTATGACTGCGTAAACTTTGTCTATGATATCAATGGTGAAGTTATTACCAATTCCCTTGAATTACTTCCTACTGATACCAGTACATTCACCCTTGCCGGTAACGGTTCTCCTGATAATATCCTTCAGTTCGAAAACTTTGCCCAGAACTCCTACCAGTTCACTGTCATCAATGTTACCGATCCTACTAATCCTATCATCGATAATGTCCTTAACTGCTCAGACTATACCTATATCTCTGGCTATGATATGACACAATATGATATCAATGGCTATGACTCAGGCGTCATCTCAGTCACTGGATTCTCACAACCATTCAACTTCATCCCCGGCTCTTTCATGTCATCCAATACAGTCAATGGATTCCAAATCGCCAGACAACTCTACGTACCAGCTCCTGCTGTTGTCAGTCCTACTACTAACCAATACAGCTGTAATATCACTACTGGTCTTGATTTCATGTGGCAACATTACACTCCGGACTCTAACCTTATTGACCCATCACCAAGTAATATCCATGATGCCTTCTTGTTAACATCTGGCTATTATACATCGGTAATGGATTATGTGAATGGATTTACTACTGTAGCTCCACAGCCACCTACTCCTCTCGATCTATTAACTTCTTATGGTTACCTTCTCGAGAATAAGATGTTGTCTGATACACTTGTCCTTCATTCAGGTAAGATTAAACTTCTATTCGGTTCCCTTGCTGATCAAACCCTTCGTGCTAAATTCAGTGTTATCATGGCACCTACTGCTACCTTCTCATCAGAACGTATCAAACAAGAAGTTATTAATACCATCAACACCTATTTCACAATACAATCATGGGACTTCGGCCAATCCTTCTATGCTACCGAACTATTGTCTCTTATTCACCAAGCCTTACCTACACAGATTTCATCAGTAGTTATTGTGCCCACCTATAGCGTTAACTCATTCGGCTCTCTATTCACTATCAATGCAGGCTTCGATGAAGTCCTTCAATCCTGCACCCAAGTAACAGATGTGGAGATTGTTGCTGCTTTAACACCATCAGTTATTAGACAGGTTGTTTAATGAACCTATATCAATTCCATACAATACCTGAGTCACTCCATAAACATGCAGTTGCTCAGGAAACTGTACCTGAACTCGTCTGGAAGAAATATAAAAATGATCCCGAAGAACTAAAGAAATATGAAAACGTTCTCGCTAAATCCCCACAATATGCCTGCCAATATGCTATTGATATTCTCGGTAAAGCTTTCCCTAAAGGTGAACCTGCTATCATGAAAGATGCCTGGTATGCAGCCTGGTATGCCATGGATATTAAAGATAAACGATGGAAAGCCGCCGAACCAACCATCTTCGACGACGAAGAAGCTGCTAAAGACTATATCCGCTACTTTGGAATCAATCGATGAACCTCTACCAATTCCACGATCACCCTGAATCTATCCATAGCCACGATAAAGCAGATACTCATGTAGTAGATGTCTTCTGGAACAAATATAAAAATAACCCTAAAGAACTAAAAACTAGAAAACATGCTATTACTAAATCTTCTAAATACTCTTTCTATTATGCCAGCGATATACTAAAAGGTAGATTCCCATTAGGTGAACCCGCCATCGCCACTGATCCCTATCAAGCTAAAGACTATGCCACCACAATACTTAAAGGTAGATTCAAACTAGCCGAACCCACTATCGCTAAAAATAGCTATGCTTCTTATATCTATGCACTAAAGGTTCTCAAAGGTCCATTCAAATTAGGTGAACCTGCCATTCTTAAAGACCCAGAAGATGCATTACTATATGCTAAAAACGTTCTAAAGAAACCATGGCCTAAAGCTGAACCCATCATTGCATCCAATATCTGGACAACCATAGAATATAATACATCCTTTAATCAACACCTAGCATATACACGTACCTATAAAATATAAACTACTCATGGATAAAACTATTTTAAGTAATTGAGTGTTAACCAATAGTAATTTGTAGTAGGTTTTAGAAAAGTTAGTTTGTCCCTTTGAATCGAACGGAATCGAGAATGAATCTTTACCAGCTCCACTCAGCACCAACCAGCATATATGGACATGACAAAGCGCATGAGACAGTACCTGAACTTATCTGGAAGAAGTATGAAGGTAACCCTGACCAAGATGAGCAGCTCAAGAGGTATGAGGACATCCTTGCAAAGGATCCTGGGTATGCTTACAAGTATGCATTCCTGATTCTTAAGAAACCCTTTCCTAAGGGTGAGAAGGCGATTGCAACCAGTCCTGAATATGCTTTTAACTATGCTCTACATGTCCTTAAAGGACCATTTAAAGCAGGAGAACCAGCTATATCCAAGGATGCTTATTATGCAGTATGGTATGCTGTGGACGTCTTAAAGAAGCGGTTTCCTATGGCAGAAGACTTGATATATGATGATTATGACCTAGCCATTGAGTACAATAGTATGTTACATAAGCATGATATAAAGATCCCACATCGACCATAAGTAAACCTTTTATTATATCACATGATAAGTAATAAGTGTAGTAAGTGTAGTAAATATAGGAACTGTTGGATGATAATATCCTAAGTGAAACCTTCTATTATAACATAAAAATTGGAACTGATGTATGAAAGTTGCAGAATTATTTGAGGCCCGGATTAAGTATAAGCGTCCAGATTTCCAGGAAGAATGGAATGAGGCGCAACGTTATCCTGAACTTAAGAAGCTTGGTAAACAAGGATGGATTAAGTTAGTTAATGATGGACAGATTGTTAATAGTAAGACCTTATTAAATATAGGTAATATTGATTTAGATTTATCTGGTTTGGATAAGGCGAAGTTAGCCAGAGCTGAAGCGAGTATTAATAAGGGTGAGGTAGAGTTACCTATAGTGGTTAAGATTAATGGTAAGTATGATTTGCTTGGTGGTAATACCCGCTTTGCATATATGAAATCAAAGGGTATCAATCCTATAGTATGGTTAATTAAGATATGAATTTATATAAGCTACATGACAAACCTGAGAGTATCCATGGACATGATAAGATGGATACCCATGTCATCGATGCATTCTGGGATAAGTACAAAGATAATCCTGCTGAATTAAAGAAGCGTGAGAAAGCAATTGCTAAACATACAGAGTATGCACATCATTATGCCAATATATTAAAGGGACCATTCCCAGCTGGAGAAGATGCTATTGCCAAAGATGCATTTAGTTCTTTATATTATGCCGGGAGTATATTGAAGGGACGGTTTCCTAAGGGAGAGAAGGAAATAGCAAAGTATCCAGGATATGCTTATAGGTATGCTGAGTATGTATTGAAAGGGCCTTTCAAATTAGGTGAGGATGCGATATCAAAGAATCCTGAGTATGCTTTTAAGTATGCTTATTATATATTAAAGAAGAAATGGTCTAAAGGAGAGGATGCGATTAATAAGGATCCATACTTTAAGGAAAGATATGCAAGGGAATTTAAATGAATCTATATGATATGCATCATGATCCTAAGAGTATCCATAAACATGATGAAGCCGATATGACAATACCTAAAGTGTTTTGGGATAGGTATAATCATATGCCATCTGAATTAGAGAAACGTGAAGCAGCCCTCGCAAAGAGTCCTGAGTATGCTTACTATTATGCCAGGGAAGTATTAGATAAACGTT